CGTCACCGAACTCCGGAAGGAACAGGACCTTATCGACAGGAGTGACTCGCGTGGCCACGCCGTTCACGGACACCTGGGCGTCGTAGATGATCGGCTGCGGAATGTCGTAGTCCGAGAAGACGTTCGACAGCCCGTCCTTCGTCAGCACGGTTGGGGGGTTGATCGACTGCGCCAGCGCCCGGAGCTGCGCGTTGCGGCGCAGGTAGTTGTAGACGGTCCGTGACATCAGCGTGTACGCGGGGAGCTGGCCGTTCGTCGCGTTGTAGACGTCGAGCCAGGTCTGAAGGTCGTCGTACGGCTTCGAGTTGGCCGTGTCGCTCCACTGAAGGGTGCCGGTCGCGATGGTGACGGAGTGCGCGGCGTTTCGGCCGAAGTCGACCGACGCCTGAACGCCGTTCTCGTTCAGGTTCACGGCGCCGGTGAACAGAGCCTCGCCACGAGCGAGTTCGAGACGGGCTTCGATCTGACGGGCCAGGCGGACGCCGTCGTCGAGCATCGCGTCACGGATCTCCGCGTTCTGCGTGTCGACGTTCCGGCGCCTGATGCGCTCGTACTCGCCGACGGGGATCTTGCGGCTGATGGGCGGCAGTTCGCCGCTCACGCGCGCCCCACCGGGACGGACGCCGACGTCAGACGACGCGTCGTACGCACGGAAGACCGCAGCCTCCGTCAGACCGCCTCCGCCTCGCGTGAAGCGGTAGGAGAGATCGTTGATCGTGCGGTTCGGGAGCCAGCGGTCGAGGGTCTCCGCGTTCTCCGGGCGGTCGGCAAGGGCCGCGCGAGCGTAGCCCGTGAGTTCCGCGGGAGTCGCGAACTCGTCAATGAGCTGCATAGTTGGTGGTTACCTCTCAGATGAAGATGACGCGGGAGGCCAGGTCGACCTTGCCGGCGGCGTCCACGGCGACGGGGAGCTTGCTCTCCTTGATCACGCAGTGCAGGAGCATCGAGCCGACGGCGCTGGAGAGCGTCGCGCCACGTCGCGTGACGACCTCAGCACTCGTGAACAGGAAGCCGACGCAGGTCTGACGACCGTCCGTCTTCGTGTCGTCGTAGAGCCCGTACTTGCCCGACGCGGTGATCTTGCCGAGCGGAATGCCGCTCTTGATGTAGCCGTCCGGGTAGTGGGTGCCGGCCGTGAAGGTGGAGACGTCCAGGGTCACGCTGACGGCGAAGTCCGTGCCGTGCTCGTGGCCGAGCCAGTCCCGCTTGTCCTGAGAGAAGCTCTCAGTGATGAGTCCGAGGTTCATTGATCCTCCGTTGAGGGGGTGGGTCAGTTCTTCGCGTGGCGCTCGCGGTACAGGTCCGCACCCGCGCTCACGGTCTTCGAGCCGCCTCCGACGTCGCCTCCGCGGTTACCGCCAGAGCGCGTTGAGCCGCCGGAGTTGCCAGCGCCGAACAGCGCCTTCAGCGCGTCTGCGTCGGCCTCCAGCTCTTCCTTCGTGGCGCCCTGGAGGCGCGCAGCCTGCGCGGCCGTCAGACCCTTGTCGGAAGCGATTTCGAGGATGAGCGCCTTACGGGTCGCGGCGTCTCGCTCAGCCTTCGCGGTTGCGGCTTCCGCGGCAGCGTCGTCGCGCTCCTTCTGGAGTCGCTCCGTCTCACTGAGGTCCGCAGCCTGGCGAGCCTTCAGGTCTTCGTCCGCCTTGCGCAGCCGCTCCAGCTCCGCAGCGTCGGGCGCAGCGTTGGCGCGAGCCTCATGCTTGCGGGCGTGGTGCTTCCAGTACGCGACCTGATGGACGGGCTCCATGTCCGCGACGGGCTTACCGTCGGGGTAGCCGTGCTCATTGACGGTCGGAGCGCCACCAGTGCCAGCGGAGCCAGTACCGGTGCCGTCGCCCGTACCGTCGCCACCGCCGATGAAGCGGATCGGACGACCGTCCTTGCGGTAGCCGACGATCGTCTGAGGAGCGCGGGAAAGCGCGAAGGAGTGCGGAAGCTGCATGTGATGATCCCCTGTCGGGAGTCGTCAGCCCATGGCGGGCGTCAGGTCGATTGGATGTCGTCAGGACCCGTGAAGCGCTGGCCCTTGAAGCCCAGGACGGGTCCGATCTCCCCGTGATCGTTGGTCACGAGGATCTGTCGGTAGTCAATGGCGCGCGCCCCGCGGTCCGACTGACCTAGGGCGTCCTCCACGGCCTTGTGGATCTGCTCTAGCTTCTGCTCGTCGATGACCTGTCCGGGGTCCTCGTCCGCCGTCACCAGCTTCACCAGGCAGTCGCAGCCCGGGTGGATAGGCGCCAGATCGCGCTTCAGGTATCGCTGAGTGCTGGCGACGATGCACAGGGCGCAGTCGAACTCGCCCTGCAGCTCACGAACGGTGTACTGGAAGCGGGGCATGTCGTCGGCTACGTCGCGCACGGTGTGCGTGCGGGCAAGCTGAAGATCCGTTTTGGTGAGGGTTTCCAGCCGGTGTTCCCCGCGGCTGACTGCCTCCTCCAGCGGGACATTCTTGGAGAGTGCCGTCCAGATCTCGTTGAACGGGCGGTCGTAGACCTCGTACGGGTCGACGCCGCGGAGGGACTTGCCCGTCACGGCGTCGAGGTCGAGGGAGACGCGACGAGCCTTGTCGTCGATCTCCTTGTAGAGCTGCTCCAAGTAGGACGCCGTCAGCGTCGCTACCTGGCGTTGGCCAGCCAGGATGATCGGGACCGTGCGCGCCTTGAAGGCCTTCGCGTCGGCGTCACGCCAGGAGCGGAGGCCTTTCCATGACTGGTCAGTTCGCCCTAGGACGCTCGTCCAGACCCCGCGCACTGCCGACCCGTACCTACGGTCAAGCGGCGACAGGGCCACCCTGGTCACCTCGCCCGATCACGGACCGCTGATCACGTGCCGCTCGGGCGTTGTCAAGGGGTGTCGGCTGAGGGGCCGCAGCCTCCGCGGCAGCCTGAGCGGTGATGGCGTCGGACGCACGGTCGACCTCCATACGGGCAATCTGCGTCGGTGTGTAGCCCATGTCCTCCATGCGCTGACGCCACGGGACGCCGGCGGACTCCGCCTTCACGGCAGCGTCGGCCAGTTCGCTGATGGAGCGCGACTCGGGGTCACGCCAGAGCGTCTCAGCGTTGTACGCCGTCGCTCTGGCCTCGTCACCGAGCACCCGGAAGGCCAGGCGCATCGTCTGCTCCCACGACTCACCGAAGGTGCGCTGACGGTCGCGGACCTTGCTGACGAGTCCGGTCTCCGCGGCCTTCAGTGCGTCGCCGGAGACGTTGACCACGGCGCCGATCAGGTAGTGGGGAGGCGTGCGGGAGATGGCTGCAAGATCCTGGACGGCCGACTCGACTGCCGAGACGTACGGCTTCAGGTCGGTAGCGGCGAACTCGCCGAACCGCGTCTCAGGGTCCTCGCTCGTCCACAGGCTCTTGATGTCGAGCTTGTAGGGCGTGAGCTTCCTGCCCGTGATGGGGTCCTCGTCGACCTCCAGGCCCGATGCGTAACGCTGCCTGAATGCTCCGTACTTCATCGCGGCGAGTAGGTTGATCAGGGAGAGCGTGATCCGGTTTTGGATCGTCAGAACGTCCTCGTGCTCAGCGAAGCCCATCAACCGCCGGTTTCGCCGGTTGATGAACGGGATGAGCGGGACGTCCTTCAACAGGTTGGGTTGGGTGCCGTCCGTCGAGCTGGGGAGGGCGAAGGCGTCCCAGCCGCGGAGCGACGCAGAATTGCCCGCGAAGACTGGGGTCTGTGACTTCGTGACGAAGTCGTAAATCTTCTCTGGCGTCCACAGCGTCGCGCGCGTGTTGCCAGTCCAGTCGTCGCGCCACAGCTTGAGGCCTGCAGCTAGCTTCCGCCTGCTGCCCTGCATGTGCTCGACAGCCACCTGCCGGGGCGTCTCGTGCGTGATGACCGGACGCCCGTCATCGCCCCGTTCGACGAGGGCAAACGCCCTGCGCTGCGAGAGTGCGCCGTAATGGATCAGGTCGGCGTCCGCGTCGAGGCTGTTCTCCTGCCAGATTCTGTTGGCCTCGTCGTCCGCGGCCTGCGCACTGTCGCTGTCCGACGGCGTTCCGAACCGGAAGCCGTCGACGTGCATCCGCTCCACAGGAGAGTCAATGACGAGACTCGTCCAGTTGGTCCGAGCGTCCTTCATCCACTCCGCGATCTCCGCGGGGTCGATGCCAGGGACGTGCGGGAGCGGGGCTTTGTTCTCCGCGTACCGACGTAGCGTGTTGAGGCCTGGCTCCGTCTCGCCGTCCTCGTCGCGGCAGTCGTCGCGCTCGTCAAGGAGCTTCTTACCGAGCCGCTGCAGCCACCAGCCGGGAGACTCCACCTTCGTTGCGTCGATAGGCACTTACGGACCTCCCTAAAAGGCGTGTAGCTTCGAGGAGCGCTTTTTGCGCTTCGTGATTCCTGCTGCGACAGCGTCCGCGCGGCACTCGTAGGCGAGTACGGCGCTCATGGCGGCGTCGATCTTCTTTGGGGACTTCGCGTGCTCCTTGCCGATACCCATATGGTTGCGGCCCATCGGACGGCGCTTCGCGTTCAGCACGTGGCGGGAGAGGGTGGCGCCCAGCTTCGAGAACGGCGCCTCGTCGTCGGCTTTTTCAGTGCCGGCGTACGAAAGCGCCTTGTCGTCGACGGCCTCCGTGAAGCGGTCTAGAGCGTGCTCCATGGCCGTCGGGCGGTTGGTCCACCACTCCAGCGGACGCGCCTGCGTGGCGCTCACCTGGAGGCCTTCACCGTAGTCACGGGTCCAGGCGTCTACGTAGTCCTGCCAGTGCGGCGGGTCGCAGTAGAAACCGGCAACCTCGTACTTGTCGAAGGCTCTGGCAACGGCTGCGTCTACCGCTTCGCGGTCGACCTGCCAGCCTTCGCCCTCGGGGCCTTCCGGCTTCTCCCAGCAGCCGAGGAGCTGGAGATGTCCGTCGGACACGCGGCAAGCGGTGAGCGCCGTTGCGTCGTCGCGGATGGATCCGTCGAAGCCGAGCGTGATCAGCTCACCGCGGGCTATCTCCTCCGGCCGGCGGCACAGTTCCCACGCGTCGGAGTCCATCCACGCATCGCTGGAGGACGTCCGGGAGTTGAGGAAGTAGCGCTTGCCGTCGGCACTGTCGTTACGCAGGTCGTAGAAGTCATCGACGAGCGTTTCGAGATCCATCCACTCCATGGCGTCGCCGTAGGAGTCGAGGAGCGCTGAGCGGAGCTCATCCTCGTTTTTGAGGTCTTTGCAGATGCCGTATCGGTGGTCGTAGAGGAGACGAGCGCGACCGCGCTTCTTCTTACCCTCGCGAATCGCTTCGGCTTCCTCGTACGTGCGCTCTGCGACGGAGTCTTGCCCCGGGGCGAACATGGTCGTGGTTTCGAGATACCACGTGCCTGCGCCCTTCTTCCTCTTGCGGAGGTTTCGGGTCACCGTCGCATACATGCGCCGCAGCTCAGGCGTGTTGTAGAGGTGGGTCTCATCGAAGCAGACCCACGTTTCTTTGCCGCCGTCCTTCGACGAGGACGATGCGGTCGACGGGGTTATCTCTCCACCGTCAGGGAGATTGATCTTTGTCAGTCCCGGGTCGACGCCCGGCACCTGCGACAGGGGCGACGCCTCGTCGGTCAGGTTGAAGTACACAGTGTCGTAGACGTTGCCAGTCTGCCCCTCCTCCGTCGCCATGATGCGGAGGTAAGGGACGCGGACCGGTCGGCCCATCGGTTCGCCAGCTTCGTAGA